CGCGGCGGCGTGTGGCGCGGCGGCGAGTGGCGCGGCGGCGAGTGGCGCGGCGGCGTGTGGTGCGACGGCGAGTGGTGCGGCGGCGAGTGGTGCGGCGGCGAGTGGCGCGGCGGCGTGTGGCGCGGCGGCGAGTGGCGCGACGGCGTGTGGTGCGACGGCGAGTGGTGCGGCGGCGAGTGGCGCGACGAAAAACTCACCGACAATCTGTGGACGGTGTTTGGCCTGCGTTGGCCCATCACGATTTCGCAGACCCGTATGCAGATCGGCTGCGAATTACATGCCTTTGACGGTTGGGCATCGTTCGACGACGAGAAAATCAACAAGATGGATCGCGGCGCGCTGAAATTCTGGCGGCGGCACCGGGCACACCTGCTGGCGCTGTGTGAGACACGGAGGCAGAAATGACCAAGCGCAACGATAGGTTAACGCTCAGGAGGCTGGAGCGGGCGGCGATGCGCCTGAAAGATTGGCCCGACACATCATACGCCGGGCTGCTTCGACGACACGGTTTCCATGACGTGGCTGATGCCATCGCTAGAATACAGACAGCCATCGCCGCCCACAAAAGGGGGAGGAAACATGGCTGATATGACCGAACAGGAAATTGAATTATCGCGTGGGTGGCTATTGGAACTCGCCGGTCCAGACTCAGAACGTATTGCAGCGACTAATCAATTTTGCGACCTTGCGCTAGCAGGGCGGAGGGCGCGGTGGGTGGCGTGTTCTGAACGTCTGCCGGACATTGACGGCGTGAAATGGGAGGTCTGTGCGATTGACCATTACGGCATCCCATATCGAACCACTGAGTATTACTATTTTCACGAGGGATGGGCGACGGATGAAACCGTAACGCACTGGCGCACGATTGACCCGCTCCCACCCCCGCAGAAGGAGGAGAGATGAGCGTCAGGAACGAAATTATAACTGTTGGATTTGACAAGAATGGTGAGGCCGATTTCGCAATACCCTGCACGGTTGGTGAGTTGACTTACGCGCAAATGAAGGAGTTACGTGCCATGATCCCTGTTGCCATCGGAGTCATGGAGCAGATGTGGTGTGATGAGAACAGGAAGAAGCCGGAGAACCAAGCTCAAGAGGCCAAGCCATGACCACCCCCGACCGCCCGGAGACGCAGAGTTTTATTAAGTTTTACTCTGACAATACTCCAATTATGCAGTGTGCCAACGGACACTCATTCTTAGGATCGGGAAACCCTCAATGCCCTTGGTGCGAACTCGCCGCCCTGCGCGCCGAACTCGACAAGTTTGTCCCGTTGGACGGCAACCGAAATAACACCGCATTGGAGAATTGGTTTCCGTTTTCAGCAGAGGGGCTAAAGGAAGCCCAAGCCGACCTTGCCGCCTGCCGGAAGGAGTTGGAGGTTGCGATGGTAGAAATGGACGGCGCGGGTATTCCGCGTGATGACCATTCAGACGGCGACGACTTAACTTTAGTGCAGCGCGTGAAGTGCCTCATCCAATGTAAAGACGACTCCGACGATGATGCCGCAGACGCCGAAAACGCGAGGATAGTTGGCGAGCAACGCGCCGCCCAAGCCGAGCGCGACGGCTGGAATAAGGCGGTGGAGGAGTTTTCCAAGCTGTGTGACGAAGCCGACAAGTCCACCCATCCGGCAGATTTAGCTGATCGTATCCGCGCCAAGTGGAAGGAGACGATATAACGATTCCGAGTTGTTCGGAAACGGTGAATCAATCGCGCCGCCGGTCGGTTGAAATAGCAATAGGAGATAGAACCCTATGGATGCGAACGTAAAGAAACTGCTGGAGAAAGCAGCGAACGCGACAGAGGCGCACCACGCGATGAACTTCGCGCAGGCTGCGCTTAACGCCGCACATGCGCTGCAAGTGCTGAAGCAGATCGAAGCGAAGTAGCGGTAAAGGGGCCGGGGATTTCCCCGGCTCCCAACGAAAGGATATGGTATGAAGGAACTGCTGCGGGAGTGTTTAGACATTGCCGAACGTGCGCCCGAACTGAACATGAGTAATTACGACCACGATGAAGTGTCGGAACTGAATCAAGCGATGACTGACATCACGCTGAAATTGCGCGCCGCTCTCTCCGCGCCCGCCGGGTTGCCGGAGGAGCCGGAGGTTCCAACGCCGGAATACACACAGCGCATTACGTTCGAGGGTGCTGAATGTGCAGTAATGGCTCCGGAGGATTATGAGGCATTATGGAACTACGCTCGCGCCCTCCGCGCCATCGCAACGAAAGCCGCGCCATCTACTAATTCTGCTGATGCTAGTAGTTCAGTAGTAGTTCAGAAAACCGCGCCACAGGAGATTGAAGGCGCGCATGAGCAGCCCGGACTTGCGCGGTCAGGCCCGCCGTCAAGCTCTGGCCGACCTGCTCCTGCTGGCGCGGCCCCGGTCGTGAGCGTGCCGGTAGAGTTAGCCATGAAGTGTCGTATCTTCATAGAAGAACAGGCGCATTGGTGTGAAGTCGCGGGTGGTATAGCTGATTACCAGCATCAGTTAGTCGCTGAACTGGATTCATTGCTCGCCGCCGGGGAGGGGAAATGACCCACAGCGAGTTGGTCAGACAATTACAAAGCGCCGCTAGGGACTGGCTTTCAACAAGCGGAAATCTTGCTGCTCTACTTAACGAAGCCGCCCTCGCGCTGGCAGCGGCGCAGGAGGATGGGGAGATTGGCAGAGCGGTTAATCGTGCTGCCCGAGAGTTACCGGAAGGATACGAACTCAGCATTGAACTAGAGCGCGGGGCTGGGACGGTGCGCCTTTACCCGCACAAAGGCGAGCCAATGCACGACTTCGAGGCCGAAACATTTTCGGGGCAGATCAATCAAGCCATTGACGCCGCCCGTGCGAAAGGGGGAGAGGGATGAAAGAGCGTAAGTGGAAGATGTGGGCAGGATACGTTGACGGTCATATTGACCTTGACTACTTCGAGGGCAACAAGATTGTTTACGGAACGGTCTACCCGTTTCGATGGGCGGCACGCAAAGCGTATCAGGATGTTCGCCCCGTCGAAGTCCGCGAAATCAAGCGGAAGAAGCGACGCGCTACCTCGCACAAGACTTAGCTTACAGCCTCTATCAATTCCTTGTGCTTTCTCGCGCACTCTCGATAGCTAGGGGCTAACACTTCCGTAATCCAACGCAAGACGGATGCTCCCGTCCCATCGGCTAACGGACTCAACTCTGGGCACGGACTCGTCAGGTTTGCAGGTAGTGGGGCTCTCCCCTCGGATGGCTGCGTTGGCGAGGCACAGCCCATCAGGATCAAAACAGACGTTGCGGTAAACAGGCCGATCAATGATCTTATCCACTTGGACGGTAATTGTGCGGGTAATGATGCGGGCTTTTGCATTGTTCACCTCTAGACGAGTTGATGCTTTAGACGCCTTCGTGGCTTCAGCTTTCCTCTGCTTACGGTTGGCTTCGGCCCATTCTGCTTTAATGGTGGCTTCCCCTTTCTTGATTCCTGCACTGGTAGCGATATGGCTATCCGCCCACCAGAGAAAGCCTAATGCAGCTATACCTATAGCTATCCATTGCCAGTTGGCTAGCAGAAAATGAATGAAGGCAAAGCCACGTTGTGCGGCGCGAGTCAATGCCAGCGTGGGCGCTACTCCACGATATCCCGGTCCGGGCTCTGAATCTCTATTGCCGGGAGCTTGGCTTTCAGCTACAGGCATTGCTCGTGTTCTCCGCATTCTTCAGGCAATCCCATTGGTGTAGGTTACTCCATTCCCGAAGTGAGCCGTTAGATTCATGCGCCGCATTTGGGGATCATTGGAAAAATGGACCCACGTTCCCTCAAAAATCAACTGATCGTAATCAATCGTCGAGTCCATGATGGCGTGGCAAATGTCTTGAGGCGTCCCAAATCCTGGACTAGTAAAATCTGCCGCATACCCTCTCATGTGCGCTGAATTCTTGGACCCTCCCACGGCAGAATTGACTTTAGGCCCGCGATAGCCTGAACTCACGTAAATGGGATGGCCTAGCAACTCCCTGACTTTCTCCAGTCCTAACGCTAACTCGGTTAGATTGGCGATGATTTCAGGGGTAGGCGTATTGTCCAATCCCTTACGGCTGGCGATATCTGATCTGACCAGTTCCTCAAGAGAAAAGTGATTACTAAGCTGCATTTTTCAAAATCTCCAGTTCCGCATACCTCAAATTTTTGTTTGCCTTAAAAATCAATCAGCGATTTTTGTAAGTCATTGATGTGCGCTCGCACATGACGAAAACCCAAAATCGAGTTTGGTAAAATGTATGTGTGACGGTTGGAATTGTCACAACGTTCTTTAACAAATGGAGGCAACATGGAACTGCATCACACGATGCACAAGAGCGGCGGTCGCGTCACGACGATACACTCCGTTGGACATGAAACTTACAAGGGTGTTGCCACTTGGCACTTCGTTGGCGACGTAACTTGGTCTGACGGAACGGCATCGAAGAATGTGGAAATTGCTCCGTGGGCACTTTGCTACGATTCTGTACACCCCGGCGCACGAGAAGAACTCAATGCCGTGATGGAAAAGATGAACAGCTATCTGGCAGAACAAGGAAAGTGGCACAACCCCAAGAACAAAAAGGATGGGCGCGTAGTTCACTGGACGCCAAAGCTGCCACAAGCCGCTATTGCGCTGTAACCCTAACCCCGCTTCGGCGGGGTTTTTCTTTATCATCATCCCGCCGCCTCTCCCGGCCTGACTTGAGCCTGTCGCGTCGTGGTTTGCGTGCTGCTATCCGTGGTAGTTGTGGTTCCGCTATATTTCATGTTCATCAGTTTCTTGAAAAGCTCGGGAGCTATTAACACTGAAAACAGCACGGTCAGGGAATCCCAATTAGAGATAATTTCCTTGCCGTTTTCCAGAATCAATTTAACCGATAGCCATTGTCCCATCAGCGTTCCGACCTTGGAAGGCGATAAGTGGCCGGACTCGTCTCTGACAAGATCATTCAAGTCCCTGCGTAACATGCCTTGACGGCGTTCGCTCATATGAACCTAGCTCATCATAGGATATGCTGCGCAATCAGAAAGCCTACGATGATCTCCGGCAGCAGGCATACCGCCGTAACCACAGCGAGACACGCCTGCTCGACAATTAGCTTTGTCACTTTTAAACCTTCCTATCTCCCGAAAATATTGAACAACACCGCGCCCGCCATTGCGGCGGCGATAATCCAGCCCCACATATCCCTCATGCCTTTGCTCCCGCCCTGCATTCCAGAAATCAAGTCCTTCACCGTGTCACGCCACTCGTTCGCGCCGACTTTATATTCTTTGAGGGCTGCCTCTGTCTTTTCCGCCATCCGTTCGGCCGAGGCCAGTGCAGCCATGACAGCAGCCTTATTCGCAACATCGCGCTCTTCGTAGCGCCTATCGCGCTCCGCCTGGAACTTTTCCTCCGCCGCTCGAAGCGCCTCGTTGTGTGCCGCGTAGGTGGCAATCGTCCAGCCATGTTTATCCGGATCGCTCATTTGTTATCGGCTATCCTGTCAAACAGCCTTTGATGCTGCTCGGAGATATGCTTTAGCAGTTGTTCGTGCCTGCTCCTGTCCTCGGTCTCATGTTCCCGCAGCACATCGAATAACTTTACAATGGTTTCTCTCTGTCTGTCTGTTTCCACCTTATCCGCCTTCAGCAAAAGCTGCGCGTCCAGTTCACTGAACTTGCCATAGATAATCTTGACAATAACACCGCCCACCGCAAAGACCGCCGCCCACACCCAATCCAATAGTTTGATGATCGTAAATCCGCTAGTAGGCTCCATGAAAACCCCGATAATGGTTTATTGTTCATTTTTATCTATGATTTGGCATGTTTTATTTTTCCGTGCGCCCTAACGGCACAACGTTATCCTTATTTTCCTTCTCCGCGAGTTTCTGTTTCAGCACAGCATTTTCCCCGGCCAGCATCATGCAACGGGCTTGCAGGACGGATATGTTATGGCCGGATTCGTTCATCATTGCTTCTAGGTTGAGTTCCATGAGTTTCCTTTTAGCCAAAATACTCCACTAGCAAACCTTCTTGTATGATTGAGTCAGTAACCGCACTTATTGATGCTCCTGTGCATTTGATGGTAATCGCAGCGCCATCGTTTTCTGTCATGGACCCTTGGTCATAAGCTGCGCCGGACGTATCAAAATAAGAAGCGTAATACTTTTGTGCATCTGTCCCAGTGGAAAAAACCTCAATGACAATTTTCCAGTCTTTTGCGGCCCCACTGGATACATTAACGTTTATCGTAATACATGTCGTTGAGCCGAAATATCCTCTAATTACTTTTGCGTTGGCGTCCGCCCTAGTCGTCCCCCACGCCGTTATCCTCACTCCTTTTCCTGCCGCAGATAAAGCATCTGCCGGAAGGTCATAAGTAATTAGGGTATCTTCACCACCATCAACGTTTCCGACTGCGGTTGTATCAACTGTCGCTTTTCCGATAGCTGGGGAAAACGTTCCGCTGTTACCCATGTTAGGGGAGATGGTCGAGTCGCCTGTTACTGCCTGATTGAAATTTGTCGCCCCGCTTACTGTATTCGTCCCCGAAGCATTGCCGATGTTCAGCGCGGTAGAAGCCGCCCCGAAAGCGTTGACGGTCGTGGCGGTAGTGTTGAAAACCGCAAAAGTCGTATCGTCAGTAGTAATCGAAGCCCCGTTCACGGCGAGGGTGCCTGCGAGGGTGGTGGTGGTCCCGCTGACAGTCACTACAGGCGTGACTGAACCGTTGACGGCAATATGAACATCAAAGCCGGTTTCGGCAAAAATCATCGTGTCGTCGCTGGTGCCGCTGCCAGCAATAACTGATTCGTTGCCGATAAATCCTTTGTTTACGGTATTTTTTCTGAAATAGATACCGGAACCTGCCGCCACTCCGCTGCCCCCGTTGAGATTTAGTCGGGCCAAAGTAACGCCCGTGCCACCAGTGCCTATTGTGCTGGTGCCGTCACCAACGGCGAGGGTGCCAGCGAGGGTGGTATTACCCGACGAGTTGAGCGTGATGCCTGCGGCGCGAAGATTTACGCCAGTGCGGTAAGAAAGTGTGACAGACTCCCCAATGAGTTCAAGCGGCTCATAGTCTGTTGAGCCAGAGTTCCCAACCTGAATAATGGCACCTGACCCCGCTGCTGTTCCGCCTAGCGTAATCTTGTCCCCACTGCCTGATCGAGCAACATGCAGCCCGCTTGCTGAATCATCCGTAATCGTCACCGCGCCTGTGATCGTATGAGCGTCGGCTACGTTGTCACCGATAGAGGCGTTGCCGGAGCAACCAAGCGTGGTGAAGGAACCCGCCCCCGCGCTCGCCCCTCCTATCGTCACGCCGTCCAGAGTGCCGCCGTTGATGTCAACGGTAGTCACTATGCCAAGATCAGCTACGGTGCGTCCCGCGTTCGTCCAGTTGGCGGTAAAATTCGTTATTCCAAGACCTACAATCCCCGTCACATTGTTGGAATCATCAATAATGACGGATGAATTCTGTAAAACAGTCCCCCCGGTTCCATCCCATCTTGGGACTGCGTTATCCGTAGCGCTCCCAGGCCCGTTGACTCCCGCTCCAAACTTGATTCTTCCAGTTGAGTCCATTGTGGCCCAACCCGTCGTATCGGTATAGAACAGCGTATCGCCTACGGCCAAAGTCGGCTTAATGATTTCTCTTAGTGTGGAATTGTCATTGATCTGCACCCATAGCGTTACAGCAGCCGTATCCGAATTCTTGATTGAAACGGACTTGATTTGACGAGTTGTCGAAGCGCCAGGAGCCGATACAATCGTTACCGCAGTCGTGTCATTGCTCTGCGTCGTTGAGCCTGTAACGGCACTCATGGCAAATGTGGATTGATTGATATCCACGTAGGACACAGTAACCGGAAGCTGATTAGTGGCAACTGCTCCAGACAGGTCTAGTTCTAGTGATTGTGTTGTGGCTGAAAGTAACATTAGATTCTCAAACTTACTCGCGCTGCAATTTGCGCGGTTGATATAAGATTAGCAGCAGTCAAGTTCCCCGCAACGCTTACATCCTGCCCAAACGTCGAGCCGTTGACGGTTAATACGTCAGTCGAGGAGTTATAGGTAAAGTTGGCATCAGTCGTTAGCGCACCAGCTCCATTAGCGAATATGACTGAACCCGCAGCAAATCCGCCTAATGACCCCTGATTGATCTGGAGCTGGGATAACCAGCGTTTCCAGATCGCATCCTGTTGGGCATCGTCCCGGATGGGGACTGCGGGGACGGGGGTTAGGGCGCTCATACCTTCCACCTAAAGAGCAGAAATCGCCTAACTTTTCCCTCTGGGATGAATTTAAGCATCAGCCATTTAATAGGAAAAACAACAAGCGTCATAATTAACAGGATGCCAAGAGGTTTTAAGAACAATGCTATTTGCCAGCCTTCCATTATTCGCTTCCAAAATAAGCTGCAGGCACACCAATACGTCCCGCCAGTCTTGCGCTTTCTTCGGGTAACATCCTTGCGGCAATTTGGTTAATCCTTCCCGGTCCTTGTGGCGCTATCAACGATTCTTGAACCGCCCTGGATAAAAGCATATTCCTGACAGGACTTCTGAGTAACGGCAATCCACCGGCCACCACACCAGCGGGACCATGAGCAGAAGCACCGATAGTTCCTAGTAAAGCAGACATACCCGCATCCGTGTAACTCACTCCGGGAGTCGGAACTAGACCGCCTTCCCTCATGTAAGGACGGAAGGCCTGCTGAAATTTTCCAATCGTCGCTAATTCTCCCGTCATGGGCTTACCAGTATCCAAGGCCCTCCCAATAACTGATGCATCTATCTCGCCTGATCCCAAGTTAAGAGCGCGTTCCACATCGAAGTTTTTCGCAATGGCTACGCGAGCCGCTTTTAATGCGGGTATCAGATCATTCCTTCCGGACTTAATGGCTTCGTTTTCCATTAACTGTTCGGCAAATGCCGCAGATTGCTTGAATTTCTCGGCTTTGTTTTGCAGGGAAGGCAATGGAAGTCGTTCATAAGCTTTATACCAAGCTTGTGCTTGTTTATTGGCTTCTCTCCACTGTTCCAGTGCGTTCTTTGCCAAAGGTGAAACGCTGGCAATTTCCTGATAAGGCTTTGACAGACGCTCTCTAGCCGCTTTCAGAGTAGTTAGAGAAATCTGCTCATCTGGCAGTAGACTCGCCGCTTTAGCAGCGAGTTTGTTGGTAACAGGCTGATTCCTGATCGCGGATTCCTGACCCAATGCAGCCTTACCGGCTACACTCTCAAGCCTTCGCCCAATAAACGAATCCGTCACAGCGGAGGGGGGAACGGTATAACCGGCTTCAATACCTTCCTTAAAGGTCTGATCTCGAATGGTCGGCGCAACGACTTTAGGACCAGCCCCTAACCTTCTAGCCACTGCCCCGAAAGCCGCTTGCCCCCCAGCCGATAAAGCGCCCCCCAAGGCCGTATTAGCGGCCCGCTCGCCCATAGACTCGGTAGGTTGGAGCATTCCTAACACCCCGCCTATAAGACCCGCTCCTACGGCTGTATTAGCCCCAGGAATGGCCGCTGTCGGTATGGCCGCTAGGACATTAGCCCCGATATTTCCAGTCATGCCAGCGCCGGTAGCCATTAACGGCTTGTCCGCTTCCCTGCGGTTGCGTAGTTCCTCGGGTGACTCGCCTTTCCCGACTAACTGTGCCCCCCCCTGTCCTATGTCATAAAACGCCTTACCCGCCCCGGCTAATAGTTTCCCGCCCACTGACATATCCTCAGTCGGGTCTACAGCCACAGGCGCGGACATAGCCTTATAGTCTTTCGGCAGCTTCCACTGAGAACGGGCAACTTCCATTAACTGTTCAGGCCGTGCGCCCTCCGGTCCTTCTATGCGAAGGATCGAGCCGTCAGGAGCTTGAACGCGGTAAATGGTCACGGTTTCTCAACTCCCAAGACTTTGAATTCTCCCGCGCCTGTTTGCCGCCCTTGCGGCGCAGCACGGGTCTTTGCCCTCTCCATTGCGCTCCTAATAATCCCCTGAAATTCGCGGGCGGCTTTTCTGAATTCCTTCTCACTTTGCGATGTATCCATGCGAGTAATCGCAGCGGTCGCCTTTTCCCCCTCTCTCTCCGTGATCTGGCCGCCGCCTTTTAGCGTTTGGAATGCCTGCATGAAAGCACCGCCCTTTACTTGGTCAAGCCGTCTCATAAAGTCGGCTGTATCTGAACCGGGGATGAAACGAGCGCCGGGGAGCCACGTCATACCCACGGCAGTTTCTAACCCAGGATGCGGTTTGATCGTCCCTGATTCATCGCCTATCAATTCGTCAATCTGTTTAACGGCCTGCTCAGAAGTCGCGAGGGCTTCCGGCATTTGCAGCGCGAATTTAGCTCGTTCCTTTTCCTGAGCAATCTGTCCTGCTAATGCAGGATCATTCTTAATCCTCGCCGCTTCTGCTTGCTGCCGGATACGGTCTCTCATCATGCGCTCGCGTGAAACCATGCCTTCACGCCCCAGCCTCTCCCGCGATTGCATTTGCTGCTGTTGAATAGCCGCTTTAGGATCAGCCAACATCAAAGCGTTCATGTTCCCGCCCGCAGCCTGCGCGAGATAGTTCCTTCTCTGATTCTCGCGTTCCATATCTGCGCGGGCTTTCTGCATGTTGAATTGCATCAACTGATTCTGCATACCCCTCGCTTGGGATTGCTCGGAAAACTGACGCTCTCTCAGGTCGCGGTCCAGGTCCTGACCGCGATATCTTTCGTAAAGCTCCAGGGCATTAATCATAATAACCTCCGAAGTCATCCCCGAAATCAGCGCTATAGTCTAGATTCCCGGTCCAGTAATCATCCCCTCCACCATAGCCCCCACCGTAACCTCCATAATCTCCACCATAAGCACTGTCGAAATCGGCGCCATAGTCTAGATTACCTGCCCCGTAATCACCGCCAAACATCCCCCCCGGCTGCGTATAACCTGGTTGTGTATAGCCACTATAGTCATAACCCCCGGAAGGCAGTCCGTAGCTGGCGGGCATCATGTTGGTCAAGCCGGGAGCGTTAGTTTCATTAGTCGCTCTCTGACTCTGCGCCCACCAAGGCGTCTGGTTCTGATTCATTTGAGGATTGATCTGCCCCCGGCTCTTGGCCGCTTGGGCTAGCGATTCATAGTCCTGCGCCCTTTCTGTGCCATAGGCGTAGGACCGTCCGGCACTCGATGGACTCGATCCGCTCATGGCGAGATTAGATAAGAGATTAGCCTGCGGGTAGTAAAGTTCTGATACTGACTTTTTACCGTAGTCCATCAATTCAGCAAGGTAATTACCCGACTTTAACCGCCCCTGAGCCGCAGCCCTTCTATTGATCGCATCAAGCCCTTTGTTATAGGCAAACTCATAAACTGGGCTTGATCCAAATTCACCTGGATTCGTCATCAGTTGTTTAAGCTGATTTTGATACTGCGGTCTTTCCCCCATGAAAGGATCGGCATACTTGGCCGCTTGATCGCCAAAGCTTAAAGCATTAGCCGATTGCCTTCTTGAAAGGTTGGCAATGTCCGTATAAGGCTGATCTTCGTAAAAGTTAGGCATGTTATTTTCCTTGCTTAAAGTCTATTTCATGCGCTTCTACCCGCATCGCGGTAGTAGAAGTGTATTTGAGTTCAAAAGCGCGCCTGTGAAACTCGCCCTGAGTTGGTAGATTGGTCTCATAGTTGCTCAATGTCACGGGTTCATAGCGTGAATAACTGGCATAGTCATCATCCGTGTGCCTGACATACATCCTGCCGGTTTGCAGATCGGTAATCGGTCGAGAGCGTATCATCTGCTTTCGTTCCAGATTGCCGTTGTCAAAGTTAGGCGTCCTCATCATGAAATTGATCGGCGCCCCTTCATCATCATACACATCCGCGTCCAGAGCGTAGATAATGCCGTTCGTCTCATGCAGCACTAAATCAAGATTGTTATAAGTCGCATAAGCTACCGCAGGAAAGTAAGCTTCATCGTAACCCGCTGCTGTAATCGTTCCCGTAGCGGGACTTGATAAAGCAGAGTCCAGCATGTAGGTGAACGTATTCGCGTCCACTTTGGTTATGTTCCAAGTCCCGTTATAGCCGGAAGGCGTAGCACCTGCGATTAACACAGGATCGCCATCCGAGTATCCATGATTCGTTGCCGTTGCAGTTGCCGTAACGCCGGATGAAGTCAGAGTCGTAACGGAGTTTGTAGATTGAATGGTTAAATAACTCCACTGATACCAAAGCCCGTTATTGAAATCGTAAACGATGGTTATGTTGGTCGTCTTTAGCGTCAGCACGTAAAACTGATGCCCCGCAGTCGAAAGATACAAGGCGTAACAGGTATCCAGATCATCGGCATTTAGAATCCTCTCGACTTCCGCCGTGCTGATCTTCTTTGGGGTTAAACCATTCAATACGTGAATTTCCCTTGATCTTTGCGCTTGGTCCCGCTTGGACATAAACACGACTCCACCGTCAAATTCAACAATGGAATCCGCCGTAGCACAGCCTAGTTTTAGATACTGCGCCTCGACGTTAGATAGCACCGAACCGGGAGAGGTATTCGTCCCCGGATCGTAGAAAAACTCGGTATCCCATTGCTTGAAAGCGACCAGGAAATTAAGCGACTTGGCTATCGCCACCGCGCAGCTAGGCTCTTTTTCAGGAGTGATGAAGTCAAGAGACCCCCAATCCAGAATGGTGCCACTGCTGCTGTTGAAAATCGCCCCCTCGATATGCTGAACAAACATGTAGTCGTTGAGATACACCGCACCGGGGACAGTCGTCGCGGGATAGTTAGCCGATGTAATCTGATTGAACGCTCCACTGGAGCCGGTCACGGAATAAGCCGTTACCGCGTTTTTCAGGAAAACAGCGGCCCCGTTCTGGGTTTGCTTGATCTGGAACTTAAGACCAGCAACGGCGGTTGATATGGCGGAGGTAGTAGGCATTTACGTAAATGTCGCCCCATAAGTCCCGGCTGCGGTAAACATGTTAGTTAACGGCCAATTCCAGGAATTTCCGGAAAAGGTAGCGTCTGCTGAAAGCAAAGTGATTCCATTTGCCGTAACAGAAGTAAACAACGCCGGGTCAGTTCCAGTAGTTCTAAACCATGTTCCATCTGCTGGAGAAGAAAACCATGCTTGTATGGTTTGTCCATTTAAAGTTGTCGGAGATATAGAACCGGGTCCACCAAAGAAAAAGCCAAATTCCCCAGGGCCACCAGCCACAGCAGTAAGGATGTATTCAGCTATAGCAAACGAATCACTTACTTTCGGCCCCGGCGTATAGGCGTCATTTCCTGAATCAGCGGCGGCACTCGCTTTAAGCGTATAGGTGCCATTGGTATCAATCTGAAGATTAGAGAATGTCGCTACACCGGAAACCGCGTTTACCGTGAGCGTTCCCGATAACGTTCCACCAGCAGAATTAGAGTAAAGAGCAAGGGTAATAGCTCCGCTGTAATTAGTGTCCGTCGTTCCTACCGCATCCTGTATTGTGACTACCACCGCATCAAGTGTCACATTCGGCTGGCCACTGGCAGGCTGAGTAGTGAAAGCGCATTCAGTAGGGATATTGAAAGCGTCACTCGGGACGGAGGTCAATCCCAACGCAGTCGCTATCATCCTGAAGCCTTCCCCGCTGCGGTCCATCGTCAGGTTGCTAAAGGTCGCTACCCCAGCCACAGCCGTTACCGTCACCGTGCCGCCCAAAGTCGCGCCGGTCGGGTTGGTGGATAAGGATACCGTCACATCACCCGTATAACCAATAACCGCCGTGCCAAAGGCGGTATAAGCCTTCACCACAACCGCCGGACTCATGGCCGAAGTAAGAATCCAATTCACCGGCTGGACACTAAAAAACAGGTTCTTGGTTATTGGGGTAGGATCACGGGTCAGAATATCCCCGATAATGACTCCAGGAACGCCGTCACCCTCTCCGTCGGGTATGGTTGGCACGTAGAGACCTTGTCCCCCTCCACCCCCGGCAATGACTTCAAAAGCAGAGGTCAGGCCGGGTCTTTTATAGACCCTGGCAGAGCCGCCTTTCTTGAGATCGCCCTTGATTTCCACATACCCGTTAACAATGCGAGCATCCTTATTCGTGGTGGCGTCACGATTCTTAAGACTCGTTGCTAGAGGGATTTTCATATTCCCCTCGTAATCACATCACCACGAACGGCAAAAAGCATCGCCGTCCCGGCTATTCCCGGAGCCGAAGGTGTAGTAATGGCAAACAATGCTTGGCCGCTAGTGGAAGTCGCCCCGCTCCCTGTAGTAACCGAATAAGACGAATTAAGCCCCGGTCGTTTAATAGCCCTAACCATGTTCTCATCGCTCTCAACAAATCCATTCAGAATGCGAGCGTCTTTATTTGTCGTCGCATCCCGATTGCCCAATGTGTAAGCAAGAATAATTCTCATCTGTCAGAATAAATGTTGTACGTCGGGTAAGCTCTGCTCACAATCGCCCCGTCATACTGAGCAACAATCTCCCGGTTTCCCATGTTGGTTCTCTTGATCGCAGCCATAGATTTGGAAGCGAGTTCCATCACTTGAGGCACTACGTCGTTGACTATCCCGTTAGCCGTGGCGATTTCAGCCGCGAGGTTGTAGACCATCATCCGCTCATAACCGGGCGGGAAAGCTAAACTTTCGGTTAGCGTCGAAAGAGAAACCAGCGGCGCATAGGAATCAAAGAAAACCGTGTAGGCCGCTAGAGGATAGGGAAAAACCGCGAAAACCCCATTCGGATAAGTCGGATCGTAAAAACAATCCGTAGGGATTTGAGAAGTAATGATCGAGCTGCGGTTTCCGATGTTGTTCCACTGGTCCCTTGTCCTGATGGTCAGTGGATAGTTATTCCCTCCAGAGTCTTGTAGATAAGCCTGAATGACTTGTAGAGGACGGGTAATGTTCACCGTCGCCCCAGACCCCACGGTATAGCTTGAAACCCCTATGCTTAAAGTAAAGCTGCTGTCCCTGACCGAATAACAAGTCAGGTTCTCGTTATTCAGAGAATCCAGCAATGAATTTAAGGCAGTCAGCCCGTCGTTACGCTGCTCCGTGGTGGGAGAAGTCGCGGACGATACGCTGCCGACTACGGTCAGAGCCTTATACGCTCTTACTATGACTTCCAGTGCTGTCGCCATGCTGTCCTCTCAGGAACTTGTCATAGTTCCCCGACCATCCCTTGACGCCGTAATGGCCCATATTGACGTTGGGATAAATGAATATATCCATCCCCATTTCCTTAAGTCGCTTGCAGAATAGCCGGTCCTCGCCCCACCACAAGCCATCCTCCCGCTTGGTAGCGAAAAACTCGATGTATTCACGGTCGGGGTGTGCCTGATCCGCCCCCGGTTCGTTGTAGCGATAGTCTTTGTAATGATCCCTGAACTGCTCCAAGACATACCGTTTAATCCGGCAAAAGCCGGTTGCAACGGTCTCTGCGGTAAGCAAAGCACTTCCATCCTGCAAGGGCCTTCCAACGGGATGAACGTGGCCCTTCTCCTCCTTGACTATCGGAAATGAAGTCCAGGTTTCCCACATGTTTTTAGCGGGATAAGAACCTGCTACAACACCCTCGGGAAGCATCAACATCCTGACAAACGCCTCCGCATCCCATTTCATATCCGAGTCAATAAAAAACAGATCGGTATTCTCAGGGTCCTCAAGAAAGATCGTGCAAATCGTATTGCGCGCCCTGGCGACGTAAGAATCTCCGGACAACTCGAAAAACGAATGTTCTATGCCTAGCATCGTCAAAAGCTTTATCGTATTCGCCAGACTGGAAATGTAAGGACTAAAGCCCTTCATTTCATAGAACGGCGTAGCAATAACAACTTTCATCCGGGGAGCGTAGTAATCCTTCTTTGCCAGCATGTAAAGCTCTTGCAGATTCTTTCCTTCCCCCGGTTTGTTGTTCTGAAGGTTGGACATATTCTTTTCATGCAATCGGGTATGCGTCAGGTTCTCCGGGATGACGTAGATATTCTCCCTCTGGAGCAGCCTGAGATACATTTCATAGTCGCCCAATACACCGAAGCCCGTTCCCCATCCCCCTAATTCCCTGAGCGTTTCCGTTCTGTATGTCCCCACTCCAAAATAGACATTCCCGTAATACATCTGAGCCAGCCACCGCTCGCGGGGTTGATTGATGGGCTTGGCTATTCCCATCGCGCCATGTTGAAACGGAGTCTCAGGAGATTCAAGCGTCTTGCCTGTTTCATTCATGAAATCCGTTTGACTCGATACAAACTCCAGCCATGGATTCTGCGTGAATTCGTGTATGACTTTCTTGAGATAATCCTTGTCAATCGTATCGTCCGCCGCCAAAGGCGTATAGAACGTCCCCTTGGCTATGCTCATCATGTAGTTGTTCGCCTTCATCACGCCTTGGCTTTCCTCGAATCGGAAAAACTGAATGCGAGGGTCTTTGTATTTGGATACCACTTCCCGGATATTGTCCGTTGAGCCATCGTCCAGAATGATGATTTCAACAGGCTGTAATGTCTGTGCAAACACTGAATCCAGAGCATCACCGATGAAGTGCGCCATGTTTTTAACGGCGATGCCCACTGTGACGGTAGGCTCTACACTAGGAGTCTCCAGCACATGTCGTTTCCTGACATAACCCAATTCATTGTGAACCACCGCTTGATTCTGGTTTCTAGGAGAAGTCGGCGCAATTTCAGGGCGCGACAATGCCCAACGGTAAGGCAAGACAAATCCTTTCCTGGGCTTGAAAAACCGCACAAACCATTCATGATCTGAAAAGATCGTGAGTTGAGGATCGAAGTAGCCAATCTCCTCAAACACTTTCTTTCTGCAGAGCATGGAAGCTCCGCCGATAGGCACGTTCTCCAGATTGAGCAGCGTCCTGACCCAAGCCTTGGGACTTCGGTTGTGCGCTCTAAGCGCATTCTGTTCGTAAAGCGGTCTTAGTCCCGTAGGACCATTCCCCGGTATGCCCCATATTGCGTCTATATCAGGGTTTAGATCGAGGAACGCGACTTGATCCTCCAGCTTGGTTTCTGACAGCAATTCATCCGCCGCCAACAGGCTGATAAATTCACCGCTGGCCTTTTCCATCGCGTAATTGATTCCGTGCGGGATGCCCCGGTTGCTCTCAAACCGATGATAGGAGATACGCTCGTCCTTGAACGAATCCACTACGGACTTGATATCTTCCGTAGAGCCATCGTCCACGATAATCAATTCCCAATCATCAAACGTCTGGCAATAGACGGAACCCATCATATCCCTGAGCCATTGGGATTGGTTCAATACGGAACAGCACACGCTAACGCGAGGCATTTTGTCCTTTCGGGAAGTTTTCCCCAACAATCGCAAACTCCTGAACCTGCTGAAGGCCGCGAGCGGATGAAACCTTTTCCTCATCCTCAATCACGGCGATGATGGAATCCTGTTTTGTAACTACCAACTCATCACCATTAACTTTGGTTATCTGGTGACCATTTGTCGAGAAAATAACCCTATCTCCCACCTTAACCTGCATGGGAATACGGTTAGTTCCTGCACACTTCTTGCACTTGTGGACCTTGCCAAGACCTACGTAAACCACGGTCCCTATGTCCTCCCTGAAGTCGGGAGAATCCACAAGGTAAATACCGCCATCAGAAACGGTGTTTTGTTCCTGACGGCGGATGATTACCACGTCGCTTAATGGATTAACTACCATCAAGCAACCCTGCGTCAACCAGCGTCGTGCGGATGTTGTTCAACAGCCTTTGAGCTTCGGCCATATCCACCTGCAACGCTGCCACTTGGGCAAACGTCGAGGTCATAATGGCCGCAGTTGAAGCGCCAAACCCACCCGCAGAAGCCGTGTTAGTCGGAATCGCAGCGCCAATGGTCGTTACCATAACGCCGGACGAGGTTGTATTGCGAGCTACCGGAGTCGCCCCGTAGAAACCAATCAGGTCCGTAGCACTGCGACCCAGAACGGTCCCTTGCGAGTTGTAATCAGATAGCTGTCTTACAGCAGCAGAGGTTGTAGCCATTATGCACCTCCCAGACGGCAGGCGAGTTCCTGGTAATACGTGGTATCACCGGAAAGAACGTCAATCCGAGTCGGGAACACGTCGTTATTCACGTCGTACGCCCTGATGACGCGCATACTGATCTGCCTGTAGGTTTCCCTTGCGGAAAAATCAACACCCTGCGGGATTTCCAGAGGCACGGTAATCAACCCGAAAGCATCCCGGCAAAACGCGATGTTTTGCGGATAGGTTGAAGCCGCCGTTCCTGTTCCCGTCAGGAACAGCACCGCTCCCGCAGCCGTCGAGACCGGACCCGTGTTGACGTTCTGGTAGGGACCAGAAGTCACAATCGCGGGAGAGATCGAGAGCGTTGCGGTAGAGGTTGCGGACGCCGCAGTCGAAGCGGTAATGACAAAGTTCTTGAGAACTCCAGTCGCTATCTTCGTCTGCGGATTGACGGCTTCAACACCGCCAAAGGTAATAACTTCACCCACGGTAAACGTGTCCGAAACATCCCAGCCAATCGTTGAGATGTTAGAACCCGTTTGACCATTGGCCGACACCAGAGCAGTAGTGGACGTATGAATGCCGGTTGTCATGCTCGGCGTATTCTGGTCCATATACATCTCGTAATTGCCAATGGTTGCGAGATAACCCTTTACCAATGCTTCCTTTGCAGTCGGCATGACAAAAGAACCGGTAAGGCCGTTCGCCAATCCCCAATAGGCATTGGGATTCATCACCAGACAGCGGTTATCCTGCGGGGAAGCTTCCTCGTCCATCCGACGCCCAACCAGTTGCACGCTCAACGCAAAAGTGCTTGGGTTGACGTTGTTGGTTCCGACGAAGTTATTTACCCCGGTGTAGTTCTGCAGCACGTTGTAGTCGATCTGGTTCGCCATAGACGCCATTGCAGGCTTAAGATACCGCTCGGAGAATTCCTCCACCGTAAGGGTGAGGTCGGAGCTGGTAAACTGAAAAGCAACCTGATTCTGCGTATCTACGGTTACTGAGACCGACGGCTCCGCGATGTCCTGGATTACAAGACCCGCGCCTGAAGTCACCGTGAAGCGGTTAGGCTTACGAATCGTCAGAGAATTGCCAATCTTTACGAATTGGTTCTCAAACTTTCGATTGACCCTCGAAGCCGCGACAAGGTTGTTCTCCAGGATAACCAAACTTTCCTTGGTTATGATCGTTGGAGTTAGTAATACTTCACTAGACATTGTTTCTCCTGTGGGTTAACGCCTCCCAGGTCTCCTTTCCTCTTGGAGTTGCTTCATCCGCTTGGCGGCATACGCTTCCATAGACTCCTCCTCGGAGCTTCTAGAAGCCGTGACACCCGTAGACAAAGGCTTGATTGGGGGAGACGCTTTTGATACCGGGGTTGTCGCTGGCGCCTGTGAAAGCTTCGCCGCGAGTCGCCCCAGCTCCAGGAATTGAGCGCGTGGTGAGAGTTGAGAGATACGTAAAGCTTCATCCGGATTCTGCCCCAAGTGATACGCCAATTCGGGGCCTTGTTCTCCGGCTTCCATGATCGCGTCGGCCATCGGTCGGCTAATCGGCAAAGCATCATTCCCCACCACATCATCGTAGTCGGGATATTTAGACCTCGCCTTGGATACGTGAGTCTGGTAAGACTCTGCCAGCTTTAATCCTTGTTCCTCGCGTGTCCTCTTTTGCCGTTCCTCGGTATCGCGTTTCTGCAAGCTTTTGAACTCCTGCCTGCCTTCCCAGCGAGCGACATTCCTTAAATACGTCCGATAGTCCGTGTTGTATTGGGCTTGATCGGTGTATTTGGAAACATCCGGCTCCTCCGGCTCAGGGTCATCGCCGCTAGGCTCGGCCTTTGCAGGGCCTTTCTCCAGCAGCGTTAACGCCTTGGCAAGCAATTCCTCTGACTTCTGCCTTCCGCGTTGCTCCTCTCTCCAGTTGCGCGTCAATTCGTCCAGTCGTTTTTGAACGCCTTTAGCCGGTTTTCTGGCCTCAACGTCTGCGGAAGCACTCTCCGTTTCAGGAGTCGCCGTCACATCCTCTTTCTTGCCCTCAACGGGCGCGGCTTTCTTTACCTCTACATCCGGCTTCGTCTCGATCACCGGAGCATCGGAAGTCGCGTGTAAGGCGGGCTTCTTTTGCTCCAGCAAATCCAGCGTTACCGGCTTATCTACGATTACATCAGGCATGGGGTCTCCATGAATTTAAGCCCCGCTAGCGGCGGGTTCGCGTTGCATCATGTTCATTTGTTCATGTTGCATGTCCCGGTCTTGCATCCGATGATGATCTTCGCGGGCCGCGTCAAAGCCTCTATCAGCCCGCTCGTCTCTGATACGCAATTCCTCGGCAAGCTTTTTCTCAACCTGCATTTGAATATCCGCGCCGATCTTCAATAGCTTGGCTTCAAAATCCTTATCAATCTTCTTGTTCTCCAAAGCCCTTTCAGCACGGGTATCCTCCAGTTCCTTGCCCATCATCTGCATCTGCTGTTGGGCTTGCTGAAGCTGAGTAGAGAGTGAACCAATTACCGCTTTAGCCTGCGGCGGAATCTCGCCCATGTTCTCCAGATTCTTTTGAAGCACTTGAGGGGGTAACATCGCGTCCATCCGGTCGGCAATCTCATCCGCCCCCGGCCAGTCCATGTTCCTCGCTATCGGCCCACCGATGATCTGAGCAGCGTTAGGAACGGCTTTCATAAACCCAAGCATGGACTCAGCCGATTCCATCCGCTTGGTCATGAAATTAGGCCCGGTCGTTATAGCAACGTCATACTTGCCCAGTCCGGGGTTATAAAGCTTTTCCACCTTTCCCATACCGCTGTGCTTGGTCTGGAAAGGCACTTGTAGATTAGGATCGATCACAGCCCTATCTTCGGTATCATCATCTCTTAAAATCGTCACGACTCTACGGGCATCGTAAATCTTCGGAATCAGATCAATAAACTGCATCGCCGTATATTTAAGGGCATGAACCAGATTCACCGTGTAATGGAAAGACCCTAATTCACCCAACAATTTAAGCTGATGCAACGCCCTACCCGACTCATCCGGAATACGCTCGGACTTGGTAGCGTCAAACCTGACGCCCGTGGTTCCCATCATGTCCTGCTCCGAGGACTGCTCGGCTTCTATGACCCCAGCCGGAGGACCAGCGAAAGGCTCTCTACGTGGTGCGGGACTTTGTTTCCCGGCAATACTCGTGCCCTTGTAAAGCAGATAGGGATAAGACTTGAGATTAGCCTGTTGCCAGCGTTGCTCATGTCCCTCAACCTGTCCCTCCTCAAGAATGTAAGGCGCCTTCGGAGCAAGAGCGATTAACTCCGTCTTAGCCGTTGCCCAATAGTTTTTCTGCCTCTGTGGGTCTTTCGCATCCCGAATGAGCCCCCCGTAATAGATCTTGCCCTCGATATCAATCACATCCCCGGAGACTTTGATAATCGGTATCCACTTACCCAGCCACTCGTTTTCCTCCAATACCTGATGAGCCGTGATCTTGGACCACATGACTTTGTTTATCTCAACATCTCTCCTGTTCTGGACCAGCTCCTCCGATACCTCAATCAGTTTCCTCGCCTCCTCCGGCAAGTCCTCAAGGAAAAGCGACTCTCCGGAATTCAAAGCGACTAACGTTTTCTTTTCCGTCTCATAGCAGAAATATTCAGCTATCCTTACGTGAGTCTGTGTTGACCAGTCTTTAAAAGAGTCATCCCCCATCCCACCCTGATCCCACGGCACCGGGTCCGCATCGGGATAGAGAGCCTCAAACTCCTCCCTCGGCAACAAGTCGGAGATAAACCCCCACTTGGCATCCGACCCGTCCGGCATTTGATGGTCGGGGTCCAGATAAACCCTGAACGGATTTCGTATGGGAATGACCTTGATAACCTGGTTAAACGACTTGTCATCCTCGTATTCGGTCAACAACCTCCAGTATCCCCAGCCGTTAGATACCGCCGAATCAAAACCCGTGTCATAGGCTATTTCAGCAGAGGACTGTCTTTCAATCTGCCGGATAAGCCCCTTCAACATCATCGCCGTGTTCTTGTCCGCACCATCCCCGACCGGAGAGATATTGATGCTCGGCCTGTTCTGCCGCATGTTGTTCGTCACCTGGTGGACAAACGTTTTCATCTTGTTAATCGTCAGGCACGGCCGTTTCTGCAAAGTCCTTTCCGCACGGATATCCTGCGGCCATTGCTCTCCATTCTTGAACTTGAGATCGTCTATGGCAGACTTGCGGTTTTCGGACTCAGAAACCAGCGCACGGTCAAACCGCTTCCTCGCGGTAACGAGAAAGTCCGAATCATCCCGCTCCTTCGGCATCTTGTCGTCAGGAGCACTGGGCCCGGTATAGGCCGTTAGCTTTTGGTCCGGTTCAGCCAAGCTCAACCTTCCCCGGCATCCTGCCCGATGTAATCGCGTCTATCGCCCGCTTCCTGAATTTAGCCTTGTTCTCCCTGATCTTGATAAACCCATCCTTTACAATCTCTGCGTGATAACAGCCTTTAGGCGTCGTCGCGGTCAATAACAACACTTCGGCATCCTGGGTAATGTCATATCGCTCGAATTCGTTGAAACGAACAGGTATCACGCTACCCTCCGATTGATTAGCTTGTGATACTGAGCAGCCATCCTCAAGCGTCCTACCACATCAGGCATGGCATAAAACCGCCTGATCTTCTTGTTGTTCAGCACACAGTTTGAACGGGTAGCCTTGACCATCCCCGTAAATTCCTGATCCCCGATGAACTCAGGCGCCCACTTGACCCCCTCCTCCCTGAACACGTTAACTATCTCGGCATGAGTCACTGAGCCGGTATTGACTACGTTGTAAATTCCCAACGGCGCTTTTTGCTCCAGCAACGCATCCGTGGCATTAACAAGGTCCAGTAAATACGTCAGGCTGTTGTCATGGCTAATCAGCTTGGGATAGCGCATGAGCTTGTTGATAAAGTCCCTGGAACTCGGAGATAGACTAAATGGCATCCTTAGTCTGATGATGTAACCCTTCACCAATTCCTCGGCTAAAGCTTTGGTCTCTGAATAGAAACTCAACGGATCGGGCTTATCCGACTCCAGCCATCCATTGCCATCTTTGTCCCCTGAGTAAATACACCCTGAACTCATGTGAACGAATGTGACGCCATGATCCTCGCAAATGCTAGACAGGTTCGCGGGTAAGACTAGATTGGCTTGCAAGGTCTCTGCGCGCCTTGACTCGCATTCGTCTATATTCGGCCTGCCCGTCATGCCAGCGCAGTTAATAACGACTGTGGGCTTGCGCTCGATCAGCAAACGCTCGAATTTGAACGGGTCGGTATAGTCAAGCACTGAACGGGTCAGGTAATGCCCGAAAGCTTGACCGACAAATCCACCACCCAAAACTATGCGGCCTGACAATGCGGCTCCTCTATCGGTTTAACAAAACATCGCTCACACTCAAAGCGTCCGCGACACGTGTGCATATAACTGCCGCTGTATGGGCCCCCATCACATACAACGCAATAACAAGCATCATCTGTTATCGGCGCTTTGTCGAAATGTTCTTTATTCCAACACGCATCACAATCTATGCGGCCAGCCATGCTTGATTTGCTCCCTCAGAGTCATAGTTATAAATCTCAATGACGGGACGCTCCTTAATCATCGGCGCGGTCTTGTGTCCTACCGACAAATAACGGAACGCATCCGCCGCATGGCTAGACCAATCATGCTGTGGATAGGACTTCCAATCCTTCAGCTTGTCGTCATAGGCTTTGTGATAAGAGGCCAGGGCATTTAGCCCCCTCTCGCATTTCTCCCGGTCAAACCAACACCGACCCAACAGCGTTCTAGCAGCCTCGATTCCGTCGTCAATCGGTAGATTGGGAACCACTTGGAACGCAATCCCCAGGCTTGCCGCAGTTTCCTTCCTTGATCTTCCATTTCCCAATTCTCTAACTTCAATATCGTGCGGGGCGTGGTGAACTGAATAGACATAGGGCTTTTCCTGGAGCTTTTTCGCATAGTGCGGGAATCCTTCGCCTGAAGCTTCATAATAATCAATCACCCTAATCTCACGGCCCACCGATTGCGTGAACCAGATCGCCGTTGAATCTCCGATACCCAAATCCCACCACGTTTCCACGCCGACGCCCGTTTCAAACGGAACTTTGCCAATGCGCCCGTCTTTCTCGGCTTGCTGCATCTGCTTGCCGAAATAGGCACCGAACGCAACGCCTTCAAATGAGCAATAGAATTCCTGCTGTATCAGCTCCTCGCTCATCCCCTCCCGACGTTCCGCGTCTATGTCCCGCTGAGACAGGGCCTGGGTATCGTCTATCGTCAGGATTTGCGCAAACCAATCCGGATTGGACTTCGCCATCTGATACAAGGCATAGCCATGATTCTTACCGCGTGGTGTGTAATCGAATACCGCCCATCCGCCGTTCTCTCTCAAGATCGGACGCATGTAATCCCAGGCTTTAGGGTCTTGCAGGGCAAACTCTGAAAACACACACCCGACCGGGTTAGTGCCGACTACGGAATCAATATTGTCCGAGCCGATTAGCTGAATCGCAGAGCCGTTAACGACTTCGATGCGTAGCTCGGACTCGTTCTTTTTCTTGACAACCTCTTTCGGGAAATGGCCCATAAACGGAAAGCCATCACGGTCCAGCCCGTCCCATAAAACTTTCTTGGCCTGCGTGTATGTGGGGAAGATGTAGTAGTAAGTCCCTTTGCGCTCAAACATCTTCTTGGCGCAGACGTTGATAAACGTCTTTTCCTTGCCCGATCTTCGATGCCAAACCGCCACTACACGCTTGATGCCCCTGTCAATCGCTTGCAGGGCCGGTAGCTGATACGGCCTCGGCTGATACCGATGGGGTATTAGGATTTGATATTGCGTAGGCAACGAGTCCAATGGCTAACGGCCTTCCATCTTCATCAACGGCTTCAATTTGCTGCCTTGCCTTTCCGTCCAACCTGTCACCCAATTCCTTGACCGCCCATGATTCACCGACAGCAGCAAGATCAAGTAACTTTTCAGCCGCCGCCCTTAATCTCTTTGAATCATCAGCCTTGATTGCACGTTCCAGAGTTGCAAGCCACATGCGATGCTTTCTCGCACCCTCTGGATTACCTGACTCACCTGCTTTCCATACCATTGCTTACAAACACCAAGTCATTGATTTTCAACTCCCCGGCTTGGTCTGTATCGGCTTAGGCATTGCAGGTCCGCCCTTCTTGAGCAAGGCCGCCTGGGGAGTGGGTTGTGAACCACCCCCTTTCCCGGTTGGCTTTTGACCCTGAGGGTTGAACTGCGTTAGCTTGCCGATGTTAGCCATCGCGGTCCTTGCAAATAATTTTTGCCAAAGATTCCGGCAACGTTTCAGTAACTAATCCGCGTTTAATCATTTCGTTATGCAGTAGTTCTAACATTCCATAGTTTTTGTAAACCTGTTTCTCCATTCCAACAGAAATACAAAAACATGAATTAGTTAAACTAACCACGGATTTTCTGCTTATTGGCCGGGGCGCTGGATTGGATCGGGTATTTACAGGCTCCATCGGGTCTGGAGCTTGATCCTGCGCGAGTATTCTGACTGGCGGACCTCCCGCCCGTGCCGGACTGCGTTGAGGTTTTGGGTTTCGGCGTGGCCATGTTTTCTCCTGGTCAAAAAAAATTCCCGCTGTTGCGGGAATATCTTTAGCACTATTTCAAAACGGATGTAATGTGCAATTTATTGCATGTTCACTTTTATAGACAGTAAACTAACTAATTACCCTATAACCCGAACTTGATCCGCTCCAGACCGGCGAGATGCCGGTAGAGTCTGAGTAGTCCGGGTGGCATACGAGCTATGCCCCGCTCCCAGTCCTGGAACGTCCTGCGGGCTACGCCGATCAGGGCGGCAGCCTGCGCTTGGGTATGCCCGGCCAGGTCGCGGGAGACGCGGGGCTCTGCAGGGATCACGCCTTTTCCTTGACTGAGGCGAGCGCGGCGCGGGCTTGTTCAAGGGCGCCCAAACAACCTTGCCCAAGGTTGCGGTTGTTGTTGTAATAGGCCAGATAATGTTCTGCCTTGATAAGCGCCTTAACCAGTTCCACGTTCAGCTCGCGCAGGCGAACCTCATCCCGGTTGCCGTTCAAGAAGGAGCAGCGTTCGGCGGCATCCTCCTTTGAGGAATGGTCGCTGTCAGTTTGCCATTTACCGCTCGGGTCATAGAATCCGACCGTGAACAAATTCGGCTCGCTCTTGACGCGGATATAAACCCACATGGCTAGTCCTCCTTATCGCGGGTATGGACGTTGACGCGGGCGCACCAAGGGCAGCGAGATACATTGTCGCGCATCTGACTGCGCCAGTATTTTGGATTGGGCATGCTTACCCCTTCGCCTTTGCGAGCGCGGCGCGGGCGCCCTTGGCCGTAACAGGTATCCCGCGATTGCCGTCCCATATGCGGTCAACACAGTTCTTGCCGAGTAGATCAATACAATCCGCCGCTTCCTCAAGCGCCTTGGCCAATTCCGCGTTCTGCTCGCGCAGGCGCGAGTGCTTGCCAATGCTTACGACTAAACCGGCATCGGTTAGCCGCTTCATACAAGCACGTTCTTCGTTTGTCAGCTCGTAAACGGTAGCGCCGCGGGTAAGTTCCCGGAACGTTCCCTCTGGGACTAGCCGAAAATCATGTGTCGTTTTCATGGTGATCTCCAGTTGAGTGCATCCGTCTGAGCCCGCAGGCTCAGGCTGAGGCGCTAGGCTACCAGCTTGATGCGCGCCACGTGCTCGTCGTCCCACGGGTAATCCTCGGGCTCGTCCGCGATCTCGTCCTCCGTAAACAGATACATGCGGAGGCACTTCCGGCCATCGGGCAGTTGCGCGGGCTCAGCCCACTCCTGAGCGTAACCGTGGTCACCGCTGCCCTCCAGCACTCGACTGGTCGGCTCGGCATTCCCGGTCGAGGTAACCAGACTCGGGTCAACACGCTCTGCCGTCGCAGAGTCGTGGTTGTAAAAACTGATTTGCACTGTGCGTGTCATGTTGATCTCCTATCTCTCCCCGGCCATCGGGCCGGTGCGGTGATACTGTAGAGAGAGTATGGCACGGATGCCGTGCTAGGTCAAACTAGAAAAGCCAATGAAATCAATGCCGAATTGTAACAGTTTGTAACCGTTACGGATCGAGGCTAACCGTGGTGGAGACCGAAATACGAAACGAGATGGGGTCTATCTCCAGCCGCCGAATGACGCGATAAAAATAGGGTCTCTGGACCCCAGCTAGGCTAGCGGCTTGGCTGATATTGCCCTGGGTCTGTCGGAGCAGGTTTATCAGGTATTCCCGCTCAAACTGCTCGCGCATTTGCCAATACGTTTTCATGATTTAAAATCGTGCGAGCATTTGACGGACATGTGGGATAGTGAATAATTACTCAATCAACGCCTTGTGGACTATGCGAATGGCCTAATGCGCGATCACGGAGCAACGCGACTTGCTCAGGAGTTTCAACCACGACCACATGGTAATGGCAGCAATGCACAATCGTATACGTTTGCTGATCCACCTGAGCCTCATTCTCCACTTTTACTTGGGCGCGCCAAACCGCACTAATCGCACTCGGATCAACAAATGCCCGCGTAGCAACACCATTATCCACATTCGGGTTTGGCATCAGAGTGAGCGCGACCAGCGCAGGTCTCCACGTCATGTTAGTTACATCAACGCTTTGTTGACTCATACAACCCCCATCAAAATGAATTGAAGCTACGGCAAAGATGCTCTAACTTTTTACAATTAACGCATACTCGGCACTCATCAGCCACGCCAAAATAGAACCATCTATGCAGTCCTAACCTACAGAATATTTTAAGAAATCTCATAATCTCACCACGCCTGCCAGATCGAGTAAATTCCTAGCACCGCAAGAATCGCCATCAGAATTATCAGCCCTTCCATTCATTTTCCTTCAAGAAGTTTTTCAGAATCTTGTTTGCATCCTTTGAGGTAGCTCGTTTCCATCGCCGCCACAACCCGAAGTGAATCATCCCGTCACGCTCAAATAGCAGCATTGTTTTAGCATCCCGGCGGATAATGTCATCTTGGGATGGCAAATGTTTTGTCATTACGCATCCCATAACGGAATCAGCATGTTAGCTGCAAGTTCATCCCGGTCTAGCGGCGGGTCTCCGTCCTCGTTCGGCTTGCCGAACCGCACTTGCGGAATCAGTTTTTCATCAAACGCGATATCAATTTCCTCCAGTTCTACCCCATACGCATCCGCTATACGGCGGAAATCGGGACAGGCTAGACCCCCCTCATAGCTCGTTGAGGGAAATTTACCCCCTAACCACTGCTCCTGAGTCTGGCGGCACATGCCATGCCCATGATTGTTAAACAGAATTATGCGAATAGGCAAATTGTTCCGGGCAATCGTCGCCATTTCCTGAATATTCAACTGCAACCCTCCATCACCCGTAATCAGCGTCACAGGCTTGCCAGGATTGGCGTAGGACGCACCAATCGCCGCAGGTAGCCCATACCCCATCGGGGTGTTGTTGAATGCGTGTGTGAACCTCTGGCGGGCTTTAAAGCGAAATCCCTGCATCATCCACGCCAGAGCATGCCCAGTGTCCGAAACAATAATATCGCCCTGATTCAGTTCATTCGACAATCTATCCACAATATCAGGCACTTGAGGGGGATAACGCCTTTTCCAGTCGTGAATACGATCTACCCACTCCCGGTAATCGGGAGCCTTGTTCTCGCAGATATAGCGCATCGCCAAAACGCATTGCTCGCGGAGATAGTCTTTAGCGTCCATCACCACGCCGTTTATTCCCTTTTGCCGTGCTAACTCATGCAAGTCTATATCCACTACCGTTTTTGTCGCACAGCGGGCAAAGGCTTCGACCGGAGTTCCCGTGGACTTGGAATCAAGCCGCGTCCCAACAGCGATAAGACAGTCCGAGTTTTGAACCGCGAAGTTAGGCCCGCGACAAGCGTGCGTCCCAAATCCCCCGATTCTCAACGGATGATCATCCCGCATTAAGTCTATCCCGCCCCAAGTCAGGGCTACAGGAATTCCGGTCAACTCAGCCAGCTCTAGGGCTTCCTCCTCCGCACCGGCAAGGTGGACTCCCCACCCGTAAACGAGGACTGGACGCTTGGATAAAAACGCGGGGAGGATCACAGAACCATCCTCTGCAAATCGTCAGGAATATCAAACAACGTCGGTCCCTTTCTCCCTTCCTTTGCAATTCGTATGCAGGTCTCAAGCTCCTTAATCACATCTTCTTTACGCATCACTGTCACAGCGTATTTCGTGATCTTGCGAACGATATCAACTATGGGCGTTTCCTGAAACCCAACTTGCCTTACTCCTGAGTTACCTGTCATTCGGAACGTCGCCACTTGGCCTGTTATGTATAGAACAGGGACGCTATCGTAATAACTAGTAGCGATAGCTGTAAGAAGGTTAGTAGCACCAGGACCGCTAGTAGAAAGAGCGCAACCCATTCCAAGAAACCTAGCATAAGCGTCCGCAGCAAATCCAGCCGCTTGTTCGTGTTGCGGGCAGACATAATCAATCCCCTCCGTATCGGCTATGCCGTGGATAAGATGCAGAGAAGCACCGCCAGATACACAAAACACATGGCGTATCCCGTTATCCCTTAAACACTGTGCTACCGCTTCAGCGACTTTCACGCCCAAATTCCCTTTCTTGATGCTGCTTGAGAGCGGCCTTTACCGCGTCCTCCGGTAATCCGGCAAACGCTTTTACAAAAGCTTCCGTGAATGGGCCGTGTTCCATGCAATCAAAGCTATCAACGTCAAGCAGGTAAGACACATCCTTATCGCAAATAGGGCACCTCATTTACATTAACTCGAAATTAAATCCATAATCATAAGCACCATAAACACGACGCCAGAAACTACAGCAGTTACTATCGCGCCTATATACCAATTAAAATTGACCGCATAAAAAGCAATACCCAAAACGATAGACAACATAGAAATTATAAAAGACACCGTTATTACTTTATCCAGAATTATCATTCCACCCTCCGCAATTTGAACATCGATAAATTTTCCTTGAGTCGCTTATCCAGATCGGGCCGAATATCACTCACGCAAATGTTTCTCCCCCCGACCACCTCTTTAGGTTGCTTGATAATCCATTTCAATGTTTTGTAAATCTCCGGTAACGGCGTCCCGCCGCCGCGATCTATTCTCTCGTTTTGCCATCCCTTTTCTATCGTCGCTCGGTGAATCTTGGTAGGCACATATCCCGGCGCTAAAGCAACAAACTTCGCGTCCGGTGTTTCCATGTCCAGTTGCTCGACGAGCTTAAGCAATCCCATCTTCCCCAGGTTGTAAGCACTGTAGCCTGCCATCGGCTTTTGCGGATTGGAGCCTGCAAAAAAACAAACCGTAGCCGCCTTTTCCCTCAAACCCCAGACTCGCTTTAACAAACTCAGCGGCGTCAGGACGTTTGAATATACACATTCATTAAATTCGTCCCCCAACTCCCACCAATAACCGACGGGCGCGACCTGACCGATAGCAATCAAGCACAGATTCCATTTAGATTGCGGTAACGACTTCGACCCACGATGCCAACCCCTCACCGCCCATCCGTCATCCATCAAGCGGATTTGCAAGTCAGAGGCTATCTCAGACTTCGAGCCGAGTATCAGGGCTTTCATATTTTTCTAATAAACTTAAACATATCAAGCGTTGATTGATGCATGCTTCTTGCCAACTCCAATTCTTCTCCGACAAGATAAACAGCGGCTATCAATTCTTCACGATTCAAAGAATGAATATCCATCCCAAAAAGCGTCATCCTACGCTCAGGATTAGCAAACCGATCAATGATCGCTTGTGGGAAGTTCATTGGCTTTCCATGACTTTTACAACACACTCGCACACACAACGATTCAAATCTCGCGGACCCGTAACTGTCGTTACCCAGCTATTCCACACGTCCAGTCCGTTTGTCCTGTTTTTCCACCACGTCACACGCCACTTGCCAGTTGTTTTGTCTATGTCCAATTCAAACTTTTCGATCATCTCGAAAGCCTGCCCTTTGTCTCTCAAAGGATCGTAAATATATTCCCTCGGCGGATAAGGTCCGGTTTCGTAAGCCGCCCTCACCCCTTGCGCAGGCTGATTATCAGCATAATCATTAACCACGATAACGCCCATCGCCTGAGCGCAAATCAGGGTTATTTCCAGATCAGTCATAGTATCCATTCGGAAGCCTCACGGCTTCCGTAATAGACACTAATCAGGGGTTATTCGATACTCTCTCCAGGCTGGTTAATAAAAAGACCAAACGACGAATTGCCCTTAAGTATTCACGCTTCGAGAAGATAGGGCCATCTTCAGGACTCTGCAAAATCCAGTTAACTAAAACATCATCCTCGTTGAGTTCCGGAATCATTCGATTAACGCCTTCACCCACTCCAATGCCTTCCCGGACTTAACCTGATTCGTGGTGACTCTCAAGACTCTCCAGCCGGACATCATTGCGGCAGCATCTCTTTCGCGGTCTTTCTCAAATCCTGATCCGCGATTGTGCCTCCCGTTTGACCAAGTGCCACCGTCTATTTCCACGGCAAGAGTTTTGTTTGCTATCAGCCCAAGAGGGATTGCGAAATCAAACCTCCAACGGCGCTTCACATCAAAACGATATTCCCGCAAAAAGTCTATCTTCTCCGCTCTCAGTTGCAAGGCGAATAACTCCTCGGATTGGGATTTAGGGCGAGGGAGTTTAGTCATCTTTAGCAGCGTAAGAACGATTAACTAGAGCGGGCGGCCGCTCGAAATAAACCCCCGTTACACGGTCATACAAAAGCGTTGCGAGGCCAATATGCCCGATATGCTTATGCCTCACTTTTTGAACGTGAATATCAACCTCTTGAGAGCCTTCCACTTGGTCTCTGTGAATAGTCAAGCAGTTGTCCGCTTTGTTCCAGAAGTGGGCCGAGCCCGAAACATCCCTCGGGGTTGGTATCGGATATTTCCCATCACGATCACGAAACATCTTGGCCGGATGCGCTATCAACCACAAGTGCATATTTGCCCGGCGCACCACATCAATTACAGAACTCAGAACGTGGCTCACATACTCCGTTTCACTAAAGCCTGCGGGACGGTAATGCTCAAGCTGATTCCACGGATCAATCACAATTCCGGTTTTCCAGCGCGCTTTTAGCGGTAGCAGGTCCGCCACGGTTCGCTCCGCCTCATCAACGATTGCCAGAATGTCTGGACGGTCAAACCTGCCGAAATAAAACTTGTTCTCCATCCAATCTTCGCCAGCCTGCACGTCCTCCTCATCCATGCGCGGGGTGGGACCGGGATTGAAAGGCTTGCCGATGTATTTCTCCAGAATCTTGGCGTGGTGAACCGCTAACGGCCAGTTCTCCGGCGAGTAGATAAAAAACTTCCACTCATCATGCTTGGCAAGGTTAACCATCAAGGCATCAATGAATTCTGACTTGCCGGAATGAGGGACTCCGGTAACCAGCGTCCATTGCGAAAGCCCCACGGTGTAGAGCTTGTCCAGCGACGGCCAGCCGGTAGAGGAACCACGGGGCAACCCCCCGGACTTGTGCAAATCCAGGACTTCATTACGAATGGTTGAGTTGGGGACGATCATATCGCTACCCGCCTAGCCCCGTTCCCAATCTTCGCCCAATCATCCCGAATCGCGCCCATAAACGCTTCATCCCAGTCCACGTATCGGTAGTCCTTGGATTTACACTTGCTAACAAATGCTTCCAAGTGCCTATCCAAGTTTTCAATACCGCGCTTCGCCGCCCACCCCGCTATACGTTCAGAAACCCCGAAGCCTTCAGGAATAGCTGTCTTGGGTTTCCGGCGTCCGTTTTTAGGGGGAGGCTTCTTACCGTCCTCGCCTACGTCTACGACTACGACTACGGGCGCAACTGTTTTCAGTTGATTACAACTGTTTGCAGGCGGGGTAGGATATTTGGGGTCGGAGCGTACTTTCCACTTTGTATCCAGCACCTTAAGGTAAGGTTTGCTGTCCGCTTCGTAGAGAACAATCAGTCCGGCAGTCTCACACATGGCGAGCCAACGGGAACAGTCGGCCTCTCTCACTCGGTCAACACGCAGGGGATACAAAGATGAACGTAACACTGACGGCCTTGCATCATACAACCCGAAATCATCAACTTTATTCAATAAACGCCGGTAAAACACTTCTGCTGCCCAATCCAAACTGTCTACTCTGTCACTAGAAATAATCCCCTCCCTGATTAACCGAGTAGGCATCACGCAAGCCCCATTTCCTTTTCCATCTTGCATACTTGGGTTTTGCTGCGCTGCGCGATTAACTCCGTAAGCCGAAGCCAATGGACGCGATAGGATTTCTGGTTTTTCTCTAGCAAACATAAATCCAGTGCGTGCCGGATTTTTGCTTCTAGGAGTGAGTCGGAAAGATCATCTATCATGGGCCTCCTCATAGGCAAATCTGACGGTATAGCTGTGATGAGGCACAGCACAGGGGATGACCCTTTCACCGTAGGGGCGCGTGGCCCACAAAGACTCTATACCTTATCTAAGTTGGAAGCAACAAGCACAATTATCCCCATACCTGGATTTGATCGTCCCCATTTTTCTACCGCATTGAGGACAACGGGGTAGGATAGGACGTCCGCAGGTGGGGCAGAGAGTCATTGGCACAACCTAACGTCCTCTCAGTTTCCCAATATCCCGCGTTAGCATTTGCATGGCGTGATAGTTAGGATTGGTTATTTTGGTAATGGCCCCGGATAGACCGCCACCCGGATGCATGGCAATCAATATAAACACGAATAACAAAAATCCTCCACCAAAAACGAGAAAAATATATCGGTAAGGGCCGCTGTCTATGCCATGTTCTGCGGTGCCGATTGCCCCAACAGTTAGCGACGTAAACGCCAGAATGGCTATAACGAATATCCCAATTAATTCGATAATTCCCTCAGTGTGTGCTTGCTGCACATACCACGGGAATATCTGAGCAACGGTGACGCCGATTTGATCCGCGAGTTTTTGCAGCAGTGATGCGATTTCCGATCCGACATCTAACGTGATTTCCACGGGTTTATCCTCTTGGTAATGAGCGTCTACGGAGTGCTACAAAGTAAACAACCTTTCCTCCAAGCTCAAGCTCTTGTAAATCATCTGATACGTTCTCATTGCGCGTTTGCTTACCGCACTTGATCTCATATCCATGTTGATATGTTTCTGATGCTCGGACTGAGGGATGCCGAAGTAATTCAGGACTGCGGAGATTTGGAAGCGTTGAGTAGGGGTCATGGGTTACTTTTGTTTAATTGGCTTCTGCTTGCATGATTTCTTTACCGATGATTTCCGGGATTTGCGGGACGACGGCGTTACCAAGTCCTCGCAGTCTGTCCACCCGAGAGGGAACCCCATTAGCCACTCGACCCACGTTGGGTTCAACTGCCCACCAGCTTGCGCCGCCAAGTCGCCATGCCTCACCCCTGCTGGACTCGTTGACTGGCTTCCCCCATTCCTCGGTATCGGCCATAAATGGGGGTGTCTTACCTGGCTCAACAGTCCCAGTTGTCTCCCCCTCGCTAATGCCGCGTCCATTGTTTCCTTGGTGGCATAAGTTCCCCGCTCCCCATCCTGCGCTCCTGGCGTCCTCCATAAATGCACCGCTGCGGCCAAGTCGAATTGATTCTTTGATGGGTAGTAACGGCCTACCGTGTTGTCCGAGTCGTGCGCTCTCACTGTCATGGGGGTAGGCCACAATCCAGACTCGTTTTCTAAGGTGCGGAGCGCCAACGTCGGCAGCCGATATAACGTGCCACTCCGCGTCATACCCGATTTCGGAAAGGTCTCCCAAGACTCGCTCCATTCCCCGAACAAGGAGTGCCGCGACGTTCTCCACGATGACGTAGCGCGGTCGTATTTCGCCAATAAGACGGGCGTATTCTGCCCAGAGTCCTGAGCGGGAACCTGTGATACCCGCGCCTTTTCCGGCGACGCTGATATCCTGACAGGGGAATCCTCCGCAAATAACGTCAACTGGCCCGATTCCATCCTCGGCCAACCGCTTTGCGGTAAGCGTTCGGATGTCGTCATAGCAAGGAATATTCGGCCAATGCTTGCGTAGAACGGCTTGGCAAAAAGGCTCGATTTCGCAGAAGGCAACGGTTTGCATCCCTGCGCGTTCAAGTCCGAGGCTGAACCCCCCGATGCCTGAGAACAGGTCCAAGATTCTGAGTTGCTTTCCCATATATCGGTATCAGTTGGCACGACTTATCCTCAAAGCGTTGCAAAGTAAACATTCAGTTGGTCATTGCGCCATATACTGAAATGAATACTCTTTCCCGTCTTTATCTTTACCGTAGGTTGTGACGAGAATAGGGTCCGCAGCAGCAGACGTGTCCATTTCTGGATTTGACGGGGGTGGATGCCCCCGATTGGCCTGCGCTGCGGATTCGAGCTTGTAACTCCCATACCTCCGTCCGTTACCGGATTTCATGGTGCAAGTAATTTGATGCCCGCGTTCGCGTAGTCTGGAAATCGAGCTATGCAAAGCAAGCACTTTCCATTTCTCGGCGGCAATGGCCGGGGTTAAAACTGCCCCAGTCCTGAGATACGTGAGGATGGTATCGTCTATGTCCATTATTCGACGTATTTGGTTGGCGTAGACTTAGGCTTGTCAGTGACAAACGTTCCAGCCTTGACCGCCCATTCCTTGACTTCTTGGCGCTTGGCTTTCTCTACCGGAGCTTGACGTTTTGCGAGTTCCTCGGCTACCAGCTGAGCGCCCATGACACAGGAATTCGCTAACGTCGCGGGTTTGTCCAGATCAACTGTCCGGCACTGAGGACAACCGGGCCAGTGGTCGCCCCAGAAAAGCTCTACTGGCTCGCCTTTGGGTTGGTTAAATTTCATAATCTACCCCTTAAACATGCCCCTGAGAGGCTATTAGCCGACTGTCGGGATGTCGTCATCTTCCTCATCAACCTGATAAGGCCGGTAGGGATGGAGCGGACAGCCGTAAGCGGTGCAATCGCGCACGTCATTTCTCAAATATCCGACGCAGCGTAGACAAAATGCCCGAATTCCGGCACTTTTGGACCCGCCATTGAACGCCCGCTCGAAAATGCGACGGTAGGACACAGGACACTCGGATAGAACCTTTTCTTGGGCTTTATTCACGTTTTTCCTTAATTGTTGCAATGCGGAATAAAATAGGCCGGGACACACACCGGCCAAAGCCATGCTGAACAAGGGAGGGGAACATCAGCATGGGGTTATTCATTGTGCGGCGCGTCATAGTTTGCCTAACTTATGCTTTGCATGATTGATATGGATTGCCGCACCATGTTTTGTAATTCCCATTTTCCCACCTATGGCCTTTGGTCCCAAACCCGATTCATAAAGAGCATATGCCTCTGCTTGTCTAGAGGTAAGATTGTTCTCCATCGTCGGATAGCGATGCGGATGCTTAGTGAAAGACTCAGCAGAGTTTTCCGCACCGGTAATAATTCTTACATTATCAGGTGAATACGGACCAGAATCGCCATTCCTCGCCATGCAATACCGCTTTGCGCCGCGCCCACGTTGTTCCCATTTTCCAGAGGCTTGCCAAACAGCCCACCATGAAAGAAGCGTAAATTGCCATTCTATGTTTCTGTTTTTGGCGTCTTGTTTTTTCTGGCGATAGACAGCGCATGGCGTTCCATATTTTGTAGGCGCAAAGTTGCCCTGAATGGCTTTTAACTGTTCATAGGAACAGCCATATTGTAATTTGGCTATTCTTTCGCGTTCTGAAATACGCCTATCAGAGTATTCTTTTTGGAGAAGGGCCGACTTTACAGAATTGCCACCGGTTAACCGGCCATGTCGATTGCCTTTAAGTAAGATTTGCCGCACGCGCTCTCTAGTAAGAGCAAACTTATTGCCGATCTGCTCTAGCGTCTCTCCTGAGCGATACAGTTGTGCCATTTGCTTGAGTCGGCTATCTAGGGCTTGCGTCTTGGGCCTGCCCCGCTTGGGGGCGGAACCGGCAATCCTGGCAATCTGCCTGCGACGCGCCGCCGTAAGCCTTCTAGCGCGAATACGCCCCCCTTGCGCCCCCCACGTCTGGAAATCAGACTTTTTTAGCCACATGGAGCAAGGCTACACCTAAATTTGACAATGCGCAACTAGGGGGCTAAGATTTAACTTATTCGCACTACCACACGAGGACGAGCATGACCCGCGATCCAGTCTCAGCCGACCTTGCCCGTTACGAACGCGAGCAAGCTCAAAACGAGCTTGAATGCGAGGAAGCCGAGAGACTCGCTCAAGCTCAAGCCAAGACGGACGTTAATGATCCCGAAGTCATCCGGGAATTGATTAACCAGTGGGAGATGGAACCGGCTTATTGCCTCGCCCGTTGCTTTGCAAATCTGGGGCGGGCTTATCAAGGTGAGCATATAGCAGTTGAGGCCATTATCGAAGCTCTGCACTATCTACGTCGGGACATGATAGCCAAACAAGCGGATATCCTGTTTAACGAAAAACTGGATCAGATCAGAGGGGAATAAATATATGAGCGCAATAGGCCGCAGAATTCGTTGGTTTGCTACAGGTTTTGGCCATCTCGCCCCGCAACAGCGCCCGCGCTACAAGAAATCCGTTCGGAGTGTTGCCGAGTCTATCGCAAAGGAGCGCAGACAGGCAGCGGCGGAACAGCGTAGGAAAGCAAAGAAACGCTAAGAGAGGGGAATGAACACATGACTTCTACTCAAAAACAGGTCGTGCCAACTGAGACGCCGTTGACGGATGCTGAATACTGGCGGCAATTTCCTAATGGGGAACACGGTTGGGAATTCGCCCGCCGCATGGAGCGGGACCGCGCCGCCCTGCTGGCCGCGCTGGAACAAATAATGTTGTCCACCGCAGATCACCCGTTATTTCTCGGCGACGATGCCACCGAAAACGACTTCCTGCGCGAAGGCGGCGATGCGGCAAATGTGACCGAATGGCACATGATCGCCCGTGCCGCCATCCGGTTGGCGAAGGAAGGCAAATGAACCTACTCGACTGGATTCTGCTCTTGATTGCCGTAGCTGGTCTAGTGGCGAGCTGGCATGAGAAATCCCAAGAGAGAAAACAACGTGCGTTTGAGGCTGAGCGGGGCAAGTATGGATCACTCTAACCAAGGAGTATATAGGATGAAAAAGATTGTTCAGGAAGTTTCGGGTGAAGGGCTGGAAAAACTATTAGGCGAACGTATCACGCTGTTCTGCGCAAATTACATTTACACGGGTATTCTGTCCGGCGTAAATGAAACTTGCGTGCTACTCACGGACGCCGCAATCGTCTATGAGACCGGGCCATTCAGCGACAAAAAATGGAAAGATGCTCAAACCCTTCCTGAGTGCTGGTATGTGCAAATCAGCGCAATTGAAAGTTTCGGGAAACTCAAGTGAACATTAATACCATTCATTCCAGATACCAGCGCTGGTCGCGGTCGCGGTCGGGGTCGTGGTCGGGGTCGGGGTCGGGGTCGGGGTCGGGGTCGCGGTCGGGGTCGTGGTCGGGGTCGGGGTCGCGGTCGCGGTCGGGGTCGTGGTCGGGGTCGGGGTCGCGGTCGGGGTCGCGGTCGGGGTCGGGGTCGGGGTCGTGGTCGGGGTCGGGGTAACGCCAATGAACTTCAATAGCTTTCAATTCCTGATCTTCCTCGCCACCGTGGGCGCCTTGTCCATCATCATTTGTTTAATTGTTACCGTCTGGCAGCTTTATTTGTGGTTTGCGGGGGAAGATGAGCCGGTAACGTTTGTGGGACAACTTGAGGAACGCAGGAGGTTGTTTAGATGAATCTCTGGAGTCTATGGTGCAAGGTAACAAAACATCAATGGCGCAAGCTCGCCAGCGATGGGTTGGGCGGGCGTAACAAAGTTTGCAAACGCTGCGGACTGGTGCGCGAGGTCAAGCCGAGGAAGGTTAAAAATGGATAGGCTCGATTATCAGCAGCAGGAAGCTGAATCCGAAAGGATGCAGGCTATTTTGTCAGTGCTTACCCGCGTTCAAGAGCGTTGCGGGGAATCCATAGCTCTTTACCTCGCGTCAGAACTAGGCTTAAGCAAGGAATATCGTCAATCCAACCCCAAAAGGAAGGTGGCTTAAATGAGCACTACCGCCCGCAATACGGACAAGGATTTCCCGAAGGCTCCGGCTGGAACGCACGTTGCTCGCTGCTACCAGGTCATAGACTTGGGCCATCAAAAGATTGTCTGGAACAATCAAGAGAAGTGGCAACCCAAAGTCCTGCTTACGTGGGAGATATTGGGCGAGGAACGGATGGAGGATGGTAGGCCCTTTGCCGTATCCTCCCGCTTTACCCTCTCCCTCTCGGAGAAAAGCGCCCTGAGACCCATCCTTGAGGCATGGAGGGGTAAACCTTTCACAAAGGAGGAAGCGGACGGCTTCGACGTTAAAAAGGTCTTGGGTGCCTACTGCATGTTAAACGTGGTTCACAACCAAGTCGGAGACAAGACCTACGCCAACGTCGCGGCGGTCATGGCCTTACCGAAGGGGATGCCCAAGCCAGCCCCGGTCAATCAAGACCTGTATTTCAATCTTGACGATGGAGATATGGCAAAACTCCCCGACTGGCTGCAAAACATCGTCAAGAAATCGAAGGAAAAGATGGGGTCATTTGAGGACATGAAAGACGATATTCCGTGGTCCGAGGATCATGTGCCCGGATTGGACGGGGAAGTGACGTTCTAATGACCCACCCCTCAGAATCAGGCCGCTTTTACCATCCTGACGGGCGCCCGGCCTATGAAGTTCCGGGCGTCAAGGGCATGGTCAAGCCCGACATTCGCCATGCCAAGAAGTTAGGGCTACGCCCATCGGTTACCACGATCCTCCAGGAAGCCGCTAAACCGGGCTTGGAGCGATGGAAGGTAACTCAGGGCATTCTAGCTGCTTTAACACTACCTAGACTGCCAGACGAGTCTCTGGACGCTTTTGCAGAAAGAGCTAGGAGGGACTCTCAGGAACAAGCGAAAAAGGCGGCTGAGAGGGGAACGGCTATTCATGCGGCGATTCAAGAATGGTATGAAACCGAAGATACCGGGCCGGATACTCTCGACTATGTTGAGGCTGTAACTAATGCCGTTCTCAAATGGGAATTAAGTAATGGCGGTCCGGTTAAATGGGTTGCTGAACAGTCTTTTGCTTCTCCGCTTGGATTCGGGGGCAAAGTAGATATTAGCTCTCAACAAGGCGCGGTAATGGATTTCAAGACGAAAGAATTTGACGAGCCCATCAAAAAACTAGCTTGGGATGAACACTGTATTCAGTTAGCTGCCTATCGGGAAGGATTGGGCTTACCGCAAGCCAAGTGTGCCAATGTTTTTGTTTCTGTGAATCATCCCGGTCTAGTCCATATCCACGAATGGTCCGAGGACGAATTGCAAAGAGGATGGAGGATGTTTGCGGCACTCTTGGAATATTGGTATGCCAAAACAGGGTTACCACGATGATTACAGAAGATAGTGTAGAGCAAGCCGTGGATTACCTTCGCAGCAATGCGACCAAGGCGGCGCAGGCCAGGGCTAATCGCATCTATCTGGACGAATACCGCAAGGTGATTAAAGCCACGATCATGCGCCAGCATCAAACCGAGTCTTTAGGAGCGCAAGAGGCTATCGCCTATTCTGACCCGCAATATGCCGAGCATTTGAAAGCCATGCAAGACGCAATCCAGAGGGATGAATATCACAGATGGATGATGGTAGCGGCAGAGGCGAAAATAAGCGCATGGCAAACGCAATCCAGAAATCAAAGAGTCAATGTCTAGACTTAGAGAGAGCGCCCGTGAAGCCCCGCATTGTTTCTACTGTTTCAGGCAAAACCCGAACCGGGACCTCCTCTGTCTTGCTCACTCCAATTCACTCGCTGATGGGCGTGGAATTGGGCGCAAGAGTCCTGATGAAAAGGGGGCAATACTTTGTCTGGCATGTCATAACTTGTGTGATGGACGTTCCGGAAAACTCTCGAAAGAGGAAAAAAGGGAAATGCACAAACAAGCCCACGAACGAACCAAAGCTTGGTGGATAGCGAAAGGATATCTATGAAACCCTACCGCCAGCAGGACGTTGCGCGGGTGTTCCGGGCGGCGATGAGATGGTATCGCTTTACGAACTACGGGACTGTAAAAAATTGGCCGGAGCGTATTCAGTCCTACAAGGATTTACGCAAAGCCTGCGCCGCTGCCGAGCGCAACCGGAGGAAGAAATGAAGATCAGTGAACTACCGAATTGTCCGAAGTGGTTGAGTGATGCAATTACCGACAACGCAGACGTTGAGTGGAATGCTGGCGGCCACGATCATATCGTGTGGCGCGGCGGCGTGTGGCGCGGCGGCGTGTGGTGCGACGGCGAGTGGCGCGGCGGCGAGTGGTGCGGCGGCGAGTGGCGCGGCGGCGTGTGGTGCGACGGCGAGTGGCGCGGCGGCGAGTGGCGCGGCGGCGTGTGGTGCGACGGCGAGTGGCGCGGCGGCGTGTGGCGCGGCGGCGAGTGGCGCGGCGGCGAGTGGCGCGGCGGCGTGTGGTGCGACGGCGTGTGGTGCGGCGGCGAGTGGTGCGGCGGCGAGT